ATCCAAACCTTGCCCGCTGAGATTTCCACATGAAGTTTTTCATTCTTGGCCTCAATAGCTGCTACCTTTTCCTGCAATTGTTTAATCTCATCCAGGTTGTCATCGTATGTTTTCTCTCTTTCCAAAATCCCTTTGGCAACAAAATTAAAATTGGTATTATGTAGGTCAATGCCGTTTAATTCTGCCTCCAATTCTTCCGTTGATTCTTCATCCTTCGGAAGCTTCGGATCAACAAAGCCGAGCTTTGCTTTTTCTTCAGCCATCCTTTTATTGGCATAAGTCCGGGCATCATATGCTTCTTTGTATAGCTTATCGATTTCGGTAAAATCAATTCCAGTGAGCTTCTGTAAGGTAGCTTTCTGTTTAGCCGGCTGACTGTTAAGGAATTCATCTACATCAAATATGGGTGGGAAATAAGCCTTGGAAAGATCCTTTGTAACTGATGTGGGAATATTCCTCTCTGAAATAAATGTTAGCTTTTCTTTTTTTCCGTCAAATGTCCAAACGAACTTTTCACCAGTAGTTAATTCCATTTCGGCAAATCCATCTTTTTCACCCTGCTTCAAAATCATTTCAGGTTTTGTACCGCGGAGCCTTTCTGGGAGCGATTTAAGAAAGCTGCTTTTACCTTTGTTATTACCACCTGTTATAATTGCTGTGCAACCGTTGAAGTCAGCTGTCAGGCTTGAAACTGCTTTTAAATTGCTGACCGTTATTTTTTTTACTTTAGACATACACCTGTTTTTAGAATGGAAGAGGGTTTGTTAATGTTTTTCTTCGGGCCGCTTTTGTTTCAAGGAATAATTTTTTAAGGTCAGGATTTGCCATGATCGTTTCCTTGTGCTTCAAGCTTAATTCGTCCACATCGTCAGGGGATAGGCACTTTTCCAGCTTTGCATGCCAATGACCAGGAATGGGCTCAGGTTGTTCATTATTTATATCAGATGGATCAGTAACTACAGAGTTTATATCTTCCTTTACTGTTCCGTTCATGTTCGGATCTTCGGTAAAAGTTGTTATCTCCGCTGGTGTATCTTCTGCGGTCTGACTAAGCTCTTCTGGAGTATAAACGGAACAGGAGAAAACATCAGGGCAGTACCATTTTTGGCCGTTAGAAATTGCCCGGGCAAAAAGCATGTTACGGGGAAACTTGCCGATGTTTTTTGTTTCGGCCTTCTTTGCGTCCTGAATCGAGAAAGATGAATTACCTATAAACTGAGCACCTTCGTAAAAGTCAAGGGAGCAGTTTGTTTCTGACATTTCTTTAACCTTGTAATTATACTTACCACTGGCTTTTATCCTGCTGGCAATGATACCAGCGCCAACCGTAGGTTTCCCCTGGATAAGATGAATACCCGTCATGGCTGCGAATGGCGCTATTCCCATTTCCTGACCAGCTTGAATCTTAACTATTGCTTGTGCCGCCTGTTTAATATCCGGGAATAATCCACTTTCTGCAAAGGCCTTACCGATGCTCATTATTTCGGTGGTCGGCAGCTGTGATTTTATTAATCCACTTTCCATACCTTTATTTTTTACTTGTTAAGAGATTATTGAGAGCCCCGTTGTCGCGGGGTTTTCTTTTTAAAAATTGGGAGCCGCCGAACCAACGGCTCCCTACAAGCCACCAATCCTCTTCCACCTAAGAGGTAACTTTAACATCCCGCTGAATCAAGTCACGTAATCTCTGGGCCATACTCACATTTAGTTTCTTACAGCGGGATTTGAACTTCGATTTAAGGCCTTTTGAAACATTTGTTTCAAGTGCCGAGCCGTTTACTTTTGTTTCTGTTGCCATATAGTTATTAAGAGTTAACTTTTTAAAAATGCCTGTCTTTCCAGGCTGCCAGTCTGATTAATGTTCTCTCATGTACACCCCTCACAGGAGTTGTGGGAACCACTTTCAGCAGGGGTGCTGCTTAATCCTGCTTTGTACCATGAGCCATTGCCGTTAAACGACTACGGTTGGAATTTTTATCTTGAATTATTTTAAAGAGCTTTTAAAAGGGGCAATGAGAACAAAGCCCCGTTAATCAAAAAACCGTCTTTAGTGCAATTCTTTATCCGAACAAGGCCTCGCTATTATCGTCACCAGCGTATCATTCATATCATTACAAAAAGCTTCGGCTTTGGGAAGATTCATATACTCTATTATCCTTGCTTGCTCTGTTACTAGGTGGTAATGAATTACCAGCTTCGTTCCCACATACTCTCCGGTTATATCATCATGGATAATTCGTTTCTGAGTCCATGAAATTGGTTCGAGCTCCTTTTGTTCCTTGCTGCATGACATAAAAACAACTGCAGCGAGTAAGTCAAGCCATAAGATCATCCGTATCGATTTCATAATATTGGTTTTAAAGAGGCCCGCCTGGAAAGACAGGCCGTTGTTATCACATTGTTTTCAATCAAAGAGTTTTCGATTTGGTTCTTCGATATGTTTAAGGTTAGTAAAGACTCAAAGTTTAGGGGACGTATGAGAACATAATCCCCGTTTTTTCATAATTATTAAACTGGTTATTCGGAAAGAATTATGAAATTGACTTTTCATGTTCATCAAGGTTCGATTCCATTCGCTTCAATTCCTCTTTTCTTTGCTTGTCCCAATACTCGACCAGGAAGTAGCAGGGAATGAAGAATATCAGTGATCCTATAAAAGCCATCATTTGCGTTTATTTACAGGGTTAGTAAAATGCCAGAGTGTAATCCAACAGGTGGCAGTAAAAAGGGTTGCCCCGATTATGAATAGTATTTGGTACATGATTAAGCAGTTTGAAGGATTTTCTCAACGGTTGGTTTGACAACATCTGTGATGGTGCGGGAATAATAAGCTGCGAGACGTTCTTTTATCTTCAGGGTAATATCCCACCTGGTATAATAGAATTCAATAACGTCACTGAAAGGATTAGCCTGTTTATGAAAATTGATTGATGTTTTACACATTGAAATTCGCTGGTCACATTTGGCGATCATTTCAAGTAAGCAACTACATTTTTGGTGCTGGTTCAGAAGAAAGGATGTTCTCATGTTATTTCAGTTAAGAATTTTAGCAGTTTGATTGTAGTGGTCAAAACACCGGCACACATCCTCCCACCTTCTCATGTTAAATGGCAACTTGTGAGCATACGCATACATGGATAGAATTCTTACCATTGGAATGCATGGGAGGTTGGTGGGCATCAGGCTATTAATTTTTTACGTTTCGCTTTGATGGTTCGTGATTCCAAGTAACTATCAATATCATCCTGACGGAATCTCCATTGGCCTCTTACTTTGGTAGCAGTGATCTTTCCATCCTTTATTTCCCTTACGATGGTAGCTGCATGAACTTTTAAATAAGCAGATACTTCATCCAGGGTGAACAATGGGTCCATCGGTTTAACTTTTTGAATTATGATATTTCAGAATTGTTTTATTTATTTACAGTAGCAAAGTCAGTTTCCTCCTCGAGCATTTGCTCGTTTGTTAAACCAGTTTCGTCCGCAATAATTTTTAATGCAGCCGCAAGGGTTAACCCCTTATTGTTTTCAGCTATCCATCTGTAAACAGTGGATGGAGTTACGCCAACAGCAGCAGCGATCCTTTCCTTTATCCCCTGGTCAGAACCTTTAAGTGCTAGTATTGCTATGTTTGTCAGTTTCATGGTTTTTAATTTATTTTCGCACTAGGGCTAATTGTTTCACTAAGGTATTAGTATTTTACGAAGCAATCCAAATAATTATTAGTATTTTCCGAAGATTTCGAAACCGTTTAATTAACCAATCTTTTTATTAGATGATTTCTAAAGAAGCATTCAAATTGATAGTGGCTGGCATAAGTTTAAAGACTGGGCTAAACCAAGAGGAGCTTGCTTTGGGGATGGGATACGGCAAGAATTATATCTCTGACATACTAAGCCCAACGGGTAAGTTGACTGATAAATTTATCACCGCCTTCCAGGCGCAATACGGTTCGGAAAATACGAATAATGATCCGCCAAAGGAATTACCATGGCAGATCATTGACAGGCTTAGTAAAGGCATTGAGAATATAACAGAAGCAAACCTGTTGCTTGCAAGGAAGATCAGTTCAGGTGAGCCCGCTGGAGCTTTTTCTTCTTCGCCGGCGAAAGATATAGTTTCGAAAGATCCTGTTGAAGAGATGCAGCCGGACAAACAAGGTAAGAGTTCGACTGATAAACAGAAGAAAAGAAAGGGCAGCGTTCCTGATTTGAACAGATAGTGCAGTCAATGGATGGGGTGGTGTTCTGGTTCGTAGTGCTCATGTATAGTTCGTATTTTTTCAGCTTTTTATAGGAACAATACTAATGTATAGTAATCGGATTTATCAGTTATTTGCAAATAATAATTTCGCACATTGTTTAAAATATTGATCCTAAATATTCACCATAGTTCAACAAGTCACATTATAAAAAATCGGGCTGCCATACTGCTGTCAGTGACAATGCCGCCAAATTTTAATTACGATTGCTTTTCACAAATAAACCACCACCAATATGCTCACTTCCACGAAGTTTCAAAAGCTAACACAGACAATTAAAAATTACAGAAAACAGTTTCTTGACGGCAAACTGGCGGACCTGGATGAGTCAGGCACCAGGATTATGATTAATAATTTTCTATCTGAAGTCTTGGGGTACAAGCCCTTAGAAGAAATAAAGACAGAATACATGATCAAAGGAACGTATGCTGATTATGTTATTCAAATAAATAAGACCAGGCACTTCCTGGTAGAGGTGAAAGCATTGTCGTTTGACCTTTCAGAAAAGCATTTACGGCAGACTATTAACTATGGCGCAAATGAAGGAATTGAATATGCGCTGCTCACAAACGGAAAATCGTTTGAATTTTATAAAATAATATTCGAACAACCCATATCACAACGATTAATATTTTCACTTGATCTAAGTGATCTCACCAAATTGAAGGACAATGCAAATTATTTACAGCATTTACATCGAGACAGTGTTGTGAAAAATGAATTCGTCCCTTTATGGAATAAGTGCGAAGCTTTTGATAGCACCAACGTTGCCGGAATAATTTGTTCGGAACCGGTTTTGAATGCAATTAAGAAATTGATAAAACAGAAGTACAATGAAAAGTGTGACAATGATGTCATTTTGAACTCCCTCCAAAAAATTATAACAGAAAAAATGGACCTCTCATTGGTGAAACCGTTCAAACTTGGAAAAAATAAGGTTGCCAGGCCAAAACCAATAAAAAATTATCCGGCTCAGGAATCAGCTGAACCAGCCATCACAAATGAATAATTAAAAAAACATACAATGCAATTTTCAAATCTTGACGGTGGCTCAATACTCGTCCTCGCTATTTTAGGCACCGGAATCTCAGTAGCGATCTGCTATTATACAATTTACTTCGCAGTAAAGAATGCAATCAAGGATGCCAAGAAATAATTAAACTTTTATAAAATGACTGATGGAATTATTGTAGTCTTATGCCTGCTCGGCTTGGGTATTTTTTTCGGAATTATTGTCGGAGCCATCTATGCAGCCACACAAAACGAAAAGAAGTATATTAAAATACAAACTGCATTACTGGCCAAGATGGCGCTAAAACAGGGAGTCGATGAAGAAGAAATCAGGAGGCTTTTCAGAACTGAGAGAATTCCAGCTTTGATCTAATCATACAACCCCTTTACCGCTTTATTAATGTGCGAATCGGAAAGAGATTTTAAGTACTCTTGGGTTGTTTTATAATCGCCATGGCCCAGAGCATCCTTCAGTATCTCCATTGAAACACCTCTTTGAAGTGACAGGTAAGAGAATGTATGTCGGGCAATATGTGTCGAAAGGTTCTTTTCTATTCCGCAAATTATTGCTACTCGTTTAAGGTGAGCATTTATTAAAGCATTGGCAGAATCAATTACATTCTTCTTTTGCCAGTTATCTTTTATAAGTTCTTTGACAACAGGAAATAAATAAGGCTTACCATTATACTTATTTATGATCCCGGCAAGCTTATCATGCACTTCGATTTCACGAATCTTTTTGCCTTTGTTCATACGATACCTGATAACCCCGTTTTTAATCTTACCGTCAAACATTGCCACATTCTGGAATCTCATACCATGGCAATAATATGCAAACAGGAACATATCCCTGGCTACATCATTAAGGCCGGTTAATTTCTCTTTTTCCAATTGTTTGATTTCCTCGAGTGTAAGTTTCTCTCTGTTAACCGGATCGGGCTTTAAATTTCGCTGGGCCATTTTAAACCAGTCCTTGCCATCGTAATCAATGTTGTTAAGAACATTTGAGAAGTCCGACAGATCCTTTTTAATTGAACTGGGTTTGATTCCTGCAGCTATCCGATGACTGATATACTTTTCCACCCATTGCTTAGAAAGGTCAGCCAAGAGCACGTCTTTATTCCATGCGAGCTTTAAAACATTCAGCTTTGCCCGCAACCTGTTATACATTGGGACCTGGTTATTCGATTCAAGAGTATTCATCCGGGTTTTAATAGCGGTGAAAAAAGTTCCCCTTCCCTTCTTCTGCTTTCCGAAATCTTCAACCGAAATATCCGTTTCATTTATTTCAGCCAGGTAAAGCGTCTCAACTATTTTGCTTCTCTTACTTTCAATAGCAGCGTTGATCAAGATCGCATCAGGATGCTTAACAACCCAATGCTCCTGCCCGTCCCTGAACTGAGATTCTTTAACGGAGTGTCCGGTGGAAATGTACTTTGTGCGGCGCCCTGAGATTATCCTTATCAAAATGGGAATGGTTCCGTCTTTCTTGGGCTGATTTTGTTTCAGGACGACCTTAACCGATGACATTGTTTAACTTTTAGTGCAGCAATAGTAAAACATTTATGCTTAAAACGGTAAAAAGGTGCAGAATCCTGTATAATCTTGTAGAGGTTGGAAAAATCGTGAAATCCTTATCAGGCCTTTATTACAGGCCATTTCAAAGGATTCCAGAAGATTTTAGTGGTGGAGGTTACCGCTCCACAACTTCCACGTGGAACGTGCATTTCAAAGAATAGTTAAACAAAGTATTTTTCCTATTTTAGTGGAATGGAAGACAAAGGGAAGGGAAGGCCACTTATTTTCGAGACTCCAGACGATCTCAAAATCAAGGTTGATGAATACTTTGAAAATGAGACAAAATGGACGCTTGCCGGCCTTGCTTATCACTTAGGTATTGACCGGCATACACTTTACAACTACAAAGAGCGCGAGGATTTTTTCCACATTATAAAAGCGGCAACGGACCGGGTAGCGGCCAGGTACGAGGAAAGATTGGTTTATGAGAACAGCCCTACCGGAGTAATATTCGCACTTAAAAATATGGGTTGGTCTGACAAATCAGAAATGGATGTAACCAGCAAAGGCGAGCAAATCAACGGATTCAATTATATAGCCCCAAATGATAGTAATTCCGTTCAGCCTGAATAAAGATTTAGGCAAGAGTTATAATGAAGCGATGGCGAAAGTGACCGATGATTATGCTATCATCATGGACTATGATGCAATGATCCTTACTCCTGAAACCTTACCACTGGTTGATAAATATGTCAAGGCCTACCCTGATGCAGCATTGTTAACCGGCTGGGCAAGCAGGGCGCATCCATCCAGCTCACAGCGTTATCACATAATGAATGACGGGAATGTTCTTGAGGCAATTCGTATCGCTGAGAATATGGAGAAAAGGCCTATGAGAGTAAGGCAGATTACAAAAAACCTGACAGGCTTTTTTATGGTGGTGAAAAGATCAACCTGGGAGAAGTATAAGTTCAAGGAAGGTATAGGGTGTTTGGGCGTTGATACTGACTACTGGCAGCAGTTGATTAAAGGAGGTGAAACAATACTACTGATGGAGACGGTTATGGTATGGCATACGTATAGGCTGAAGAATGGCATTAACTCAAAGGCTCACTTACTATGAGGGTTATTTACACGGTTATATTTGGGAATTATGAAGAGCTTAAAAATCCATTGGTCATTACGCCAGGATGGCGTTATTTATGTTTTACTGATCAGCCCTTACAATCTGATATTTGGGAGATAGTAAATGTTGACACATGGGAAGATAAGCGGATGCACAGCAGGGAATATAAGATCAACTTTTACAGGTACATTGAAGAGCAGGAAAGTATTTACATTGACGGGTCATTTACTGTCAACTGTGATTTGAATCAGTGGTGGCGAAAATTCAAGCCGCCCGCAACGTTTATAAGCCACCCGAGGCGCAGTTGTGTGTTTGAGGAAATAAACACCTGTATTCTGAGAAAACGGTGTGATCCCGAAAAACTAATTGCCCAGGCTAATGCATACCGGTTTAATGTAAAAAGGAATACCGGATTAATTCAATCCGGCTTAATGATGCGAAGAAAAGAAGATAGTGTTATTACGCTAATGAGAAGGTGGTGGGAAGAGTTGCAGAAATATAGCACCAGGGATCAGATAGCAATGGCATACGTGGCAAGGAAAAGGAGGATTAATACTATCCAGTGGAATTACGCAAAGGCAACAGAGTTTATTTATAAAACCCATTATTGCAGGAGAAATGACACGAACGGACTTAATCAATTACATCATAAAGAAGCAGGGGTATAAGTCTTATCTGGAGATAGGAGTGCAGAAAGCTGAAAGGAATTTTAATAAAATAGACATTCCTTATAAAAAGAGTGTTGACCCAGATCCTAAAGCCAATGCCAGTTATTGTTTAACATCGGATGAATATTTTGAATCGGTAATACGACGGACATCAACTCAGTGCGGTATGTTAACGGGTACATCAGAACGCTTTGACGTAATCTTCATTGATGGCTTACATATAGCGGACCAGGTTAGAAAAGATATTATAAACTCATGGGCCTGCCTTAATGAAGGGGGCGTTTTGATTTTACATGATACCAACCCAGACCGGGAAGAAATAACGAGAGTACCACGGGAGACGCAAGAGTGGTGCGGTGATATTTACAAAGCCATTCATCAAATTGACGGTCCTCCAAAATTCACGCTGAAAGATGATCATGGGGTTACTGTGATACGCAAAACGGCACCGCTGGTAATGAGTGATGGTATAATTGAGTGGGAAGGATTTGATACGTTCAGGGAAGTGATCCTTCATCTGGTGAGCTGGGAAGAAGCTATTAAAATTATTGACTCATGGACATAACATTACAAGACGGACGGAAAGCTACTCTTCTCGGTCAATTGACTGATAAAATGAGTAAAATAAGATTGGAAGATGGCCGGGAAACACTTTGGCCTACTGCTAAAATACCGCAGCAAGCGAAAGAAGGCGAAGACACGTTGAAGCTGGTTGTAGTTCCTGCTATTGATAGGTTAAGGGAGTTGGAAGGTGATTGTGAGTTTTTATTCAAGAGTGTACCAACTGGCTCGGATGATGATATAAAGTCATTGCAAGATTTAAAGAACGCTGCAATTGAATTAATAAAACAACTCAGAGAAGAGGCGATAAAAGAATTTAAGCATAAATGGGGCTTGACATAATCATACCGCTGGCAAAAGACAGGAAATCCAATTACTACGAGCTTCGAATGACCCTGAGAAGCATCGAGAAAAACCTCGTTGGATACCGGAATATTTATATCCTTGGAGAAAAGCCCGGCTGGATAAGAAATGTTACTCACTTACCAATTCCTGATGTCCACCACAGAAAAGCCTTTTCCATTTTCAGGAAAATGATGACGGCCGCAAAGATGGATGAAGTATCACAACACTTTATTTCGTGGGCTGATGACACCTATCTTTTAGAACCCTTGCACACTTCAGGAATAAAAGACTGGTATGATAGCACTTTGAAGGAATGGACGTATAAAAACATCAATTCTCTTTACAGGCAGATCATTAAAAATACATGGCGACTCTTCCCTGAAGGTTTGTTTTACAACGTTCATACTCCCTGCATTTATGAAAAGGAAAGGTTCATTGGGCTTAATAAATATAACTTCAGCACAACTCAATACCTGATTAAATCTGTTTATTTCAACTCAGCTGAATCAAATCCAGTCCAAATGAAAGACCCGAAGAGAAATAAGGGACTATTCTTTTCCACGAACGGGGCAGTTCCCAAGGATATAACAGTATTATTTCCAAATCCCTCAATCTATGAAGCCGACCATAAAACCAACGCCAAAGCAGCATTTGGCATGGCAAAAGCTACAGGATAACACGACCCGGGCAGTTGTATTCGGTGGTGGTGCTGGAGGTGGAAAGTCTCACCTTGGGTGTGAGTGGATACTTACCAACTGCTTTTTTTATCCGGGCACCAGGTGGTTTATTGGAAGGGACTCTTTGAAGTCGCTCCGGGAATCGACACTGATAAGCTGGTATAAGGTACTGTCTCACCATAAAATCAAATACGATGGTCTGTTCAAGTATAACGGTCAGGATAATTTCTTCCTGTTCGGTAATGGTTCAAGAGTGGATCTTGTTGATCTCGGATGGTACCCTTCAGATCCTTTCTATGAAAGATTTGGCTCAATGGAATTTACCGGAGGGTGGATAGAAGAAGCCGGCGAGGTTTCTGACCTGGCAGCACAAATGATCTCTTCCCGTATAGGAAGGATGTATAATGACAAATACGGTTTACTGGGCAAGGTGTTGATGACCTGCAACCCCAAGAAGAACTTCCTTTATAAAGATTATTACAAGCCATGGAAAGCAGGAGAACTACCTGCTGACAAAGCCTTCATTCAATCGCTGCATAAAGACAACATCTTCGGTGAATCTGGCTATGAAGGTGTACTTCAGAAATTATCCGGAGTGGCACGGCAAAGGTTATTACTGGGAGACTGGGAATACGATGAAGATGCCAACAGTCTCATTGAGTTTGAAAAAATACTCGACATTTTCAGAAATAACCACATTAACGGTGGAGTACATTATATCACCGTAGATGTAGCGAGGAAAGGACAGGATACTACCGTGATAGGCTTATGGAGCGGATTTGGAGTCAAACTATACCAATATTCCAAGTTATTAACAACGGAGGTAACAAAAAAAGTTAAACAATTGCAGGAAAAGTATTTAATTTCGGCCAGCAACATAATAGTTGATGAGGATGGCGTGGGTGGAGGCGTGGTTGATCAGTTAAGATGCCAGGGGTTTGTAAACAACTCCCGGCCATTATCAAATCCAGACAACCCGCAGTTTGACCCGAAAGGGAATATTATAGTTGAAAACTTCGACAATCTGAGAAGCCAATGTTATTTCAAATTGGCCGATAGAATAAACAGGGGTTATTTATTTGTCGATTGTGAAGAGCCGGAGATCATTGAGAAGATAATTGAAGAACTGGAGTGGGTGAAACAGAAAGATATTGACAGCGATAAAAAAAAGGGTGTTATCCCGAAAGAGCTGATCAAAGAGGCAATTGGAAGAAGTCCAGATTTCAGTGATACATTGATGATGCGGGAACACTTTGAATTAAAGCCCAGATTTATAGTAACAGCAGCGTAAATGGATATCCTAAAGAAATTAAGTTCTCTTTTTTCTCAGCGAAAAGCTGCCCCATTCTCGACCAATCAATCTTACGAAGTAATAAACGGCCAGGTAATTTCCTCCCCGGATAATAAAAAGAGTTACCTGACAAACGGGTATAATATCAATGATATTATTTATTCTATTGTTCAGTTAATTACTGAGAAAGTAAAAGTAGCTCCATGGGCTTCTTACAAGGTCGTAGATGAACAGGCGCTAAAGAAATACACGGCTATCATGCAGCGAAAGGATTTATCAGCTGATGATTTCATTAAAGCAAAAGATTTAAGAAAAAAAGCATTGGAGCCTTTAAACGATGCCAGGTTACAAGAGCTTCTTAAATACCCGAATGAATACCAGACTTTCCAGGATCTGGTCGCTGACAGCTCTACTTATAAACTTCTGACAGGTGACAGGTTGATTTGGGCTGAATTGCTTAACGCTGGCGCTAACACAGGCAAGCCCTTCTCACTTCATTTAATTCCCTCACAGGAGATCAGTGTAGTAGCTACGACGCAGTGGCCAATGACAATTTTAGGATACAAGCTGGATTCCTGGGGTTTAGTGAACATTCCTAAAAAAGAAGTCATTCACGATAAATATTTCAATCCAAACTGTGATACTCGTGGTAGTCATTTGTTGGGGTTGGCGCCTTTAAAAGCTGCATTGAATTTAACGGATCGGAGTAATTCAGAAAATAAAGCTGCCACCGCCTCTTTTCAGAATGGCGGTCCCAGGTCAATAATCTTTGTGGATGAACCTGGTTATTCGCTGGAACAAAAAGGTCCGCATGCAGCAGCGATAAAAAGAATCCTCACTTCCAACGAATACACCGGCCCCAACAACACGAACAAATTTGCTTCTTCCGGAGCAAAAATGGGAGTTGTTCCTGTTGGCCTCTCTCCTGTCGATCTGGATATTATCGCATCGGAAATGTGGAGCCTTCGCAGGTTCTGTAATGTGTTCGGTGGTGTTCCTTCCCAGTTATTAAACGACCCGGAAAATAAAGTTTACAACAACACGGTTGAAGGTGAGAAAGCATTGACGACAAGGTGTGCGCTGCCTCTTTTAAATTCCTTCCGGGAGCAGTTTAACCGTAAGCTTATTGAGTGGGGTTATAAGAATATTATCATTGATTATGACATGACTGTTTTCTCTGAGCTACAGGAAAACATGAAAGATAAATGGGAATGGGTGAAGCAATTACCTGTCACCAATGGCTATAAATTGGATTTAATGGGATTGGATCATGAAGAAGGTCAGGAAAAGTTCATGGAGCAAATATTAATACCAACCGGCTATGAATTATCAGATACGCTTGCAGAAAGCGAAACGGACCGAGGTTTGGAAGAAGGAAGTGATGAAGAAGTGGCCTAGGTCACAAGGGGAAAGGACGTGCCGGGTGGAACGTGATACAATGGATAAATTAAGATTCAACTATTATGAACGGCTCACAGCGGAGAAAATACAGCAAAAAGGTTGAACGCATTAACCGGCGTTTGGAGAATGTATGGTTCCCGCGTGTCAAAAGAGCCATTCAGCTTAAAGCGAATAGAACCATTGTCACTTTAAAAAATGGAGGAATAGCAGAGGCAATTAGCGAATTGAGCATGGATGTTTCAAATCCTACCCTTTCCGTAGTAGTCAAAAAGTTGTACCGTGAAGTAGGTTTGATTCATGCGAAGCGGATAAATGATGAACTAAGATCGGAGCCAAGGATATTGAAATCAGTTATTGAAATATTTCAGACTAAGAGGATTGGCTTTAATGATGTGTGGGCGCAATTCGTAAGCGATTACTTGGAAAAGTTCCTGCTTCAGAGAATCACTTTTGAAGTTAACAACACAACCCGGGATGCATTATTAAAAGCTCTTCAAAAGGGCGTGAATGAAGGATTGGGAGTGGATGACATTATTCGCATATTGGAAGATTGGCCTTTTGCCCGTTTCCAGGCAGCAAGGATAGTGAGGACTGAAATAAACAGAGCTGCGAATGTTGGGGCCATGGCCGGCGGATCTTCATTCCAGTTTGAGCAGCAAAAGGAATGGATTGCGGCGAAGGACTCACGAACGAGGGGAAATCCAATGAACGGACAGAAAGATCATGCAAACCATTGGGCGCTTGACGGGAGCATTGTGGATGACACAGTGGTTTTTGTTGATTCGAGGAATGGTGATCAACTACAGTTCCCTGGTGATCCTTCAGCTAGTGCAGCCAGCACAATTAATTGCCGGTGTACAGTAGCGTTAACAGCGAAGAGAGATGAAAACGGAAAGTTGATTCCTAAAAGATCGCGAGTATCAGTTATACAACCGAACCAAATTAGAAGACCTCAAACCTTTACGATATGAAAGAAGCATATTTATACAAAGATGTTGAAGTAGGTGACAAAGCCATTGGCTTTAAAGATGTCGATGGAAAAAAAGGAATTGTTATCGGTTACTTCTCCGCTTTTGATAATGTCGACAGTGATGGAGATATTATCCGCAAGGGTGCTTTTGAAAAGACGATAAGGGAAAATGGGCCAAAGAGCGCTAAACCGCGTATTAAACATCTGATGAATCATGATACCAGTTTGCCGCTTGGTGTAATCACGGATTTAAAAGAAGATGATTACGGCCTTTACTATGAAAGCAAGTTGGGGAGTCATTCATTGGGTCAGGATTTTGTGAAAATGGTTGATAGCGGATTAATTAGCGAGCACTCAATTGGTTTCAGGACTATAAAAAGAAATCAACTCCAGGATTATGAAGGGTATCAAAAAAATCCTTCAGTAGGATGGTTTGAATTAACAGAGCTGAAGTTGTGGGAGGGATCCAGTTTAACAGCGTGGGGAGCAAATGCGAATACTCCATTGACAGGAATGAAAACGGAGTTGCGTGTTAAGTCAATGAACAATCGCATTGACCTATTAACAAAGGCGCTTCGTGATGGAACGTTTACAGATGAAACTTTCGAATTGTTGGAAATTGAACTGCAACAAATCAAACAATTTAATATAGATTTGCTTAAACAATCCAAAGAGGCTACCACAGAGCCGACGACTGTCACTCTGCCGGAAACGAGGATTAAAAAAGATTGGGCGCAAGTCCATAACATTTTAAACCCATCGGCAGATGAAAAATTCATTTATCAACCTGCATCGTGATGCAGATACAAAAGACAAAGGCGGATTCTCCGCAGAAGAAAAAGCTCAACTCCAGGAATCATTCAGTAAGATAGAAAATGCTTTAGGCACTAAGATGGCTGACAATGTAAAGAAAGCCGTCGAAGAGTCCCTGTCTCCTTTCCAAAAAGAAATCGGGGAATTGAAGCAGTATAAAGTAGCTTCTGAAAAAGCCGCTACTGAAAATCAAAAAGCTTTGGATGAGCTGATCTCCAAAAGTAACCGTGTTGAGGTAAAAGAAGATCAAAGTCTCGGCGGTGCAATGAGGAAGGCCTTCGAAGAGAAGAAAGATGAGCTGGCTAATTATACAAAAACAGGCCGTAAAGCAATGCAGTTTGAAATTAAAACCGTTGGTAACATCGGTGCAAATTCAAACATCACTGTTTCCGGAACTCCTGCTTTCATGCCCGGACCTGGTTTATCTGAACCCGGCCGCAAGGCTTATGAAATGAGGCACATTCGTGAATTGCTTCGTGTAGTTCCTCAACCTGCAGGAATGGATTCTTATGTAATCCGTGATGCAGGTGGTGAGGGCGCTCCTACTGCTGTTGCAGCTGGTGCGGTAAAACCTCAGTCTGATCGCGACTGGGTAAAGACAATGATCCCCATCACCAAGATTGCGCATTACTACAAGGTGCCTGAAGAATACCTTGCTGATATCGCATGGATGCAGGATGAGATCACAGGCGTTGGTATTGAGGAATTGCTCGCAGTGGAAGATAGTCTTATTCTGACTGCATCAGCTTCTTCAACACAATTCGCCGGTCTTAACCAGACATTGAACAGCACTGCATATTCAACACCTGGAAGCCTGGCAGGGATCTTCGCCGGTTCAATTGAAGCAAATAATTACGATGTATTGGTTGCTGCATGGACGCAATTAAGGAATCTGAAAAGTACTCCAACGGGTATTTTGATGCACCCTTCGGATTATGCGGCCATGATCCTGGCGAAAGACACCACCGGCAATTATTTGTTTGGTGCTCCAAATCAAAACATACCGAATCTTTTCGGTGCTCCTATAGTTCCGCATACTGCGGTGACTTCTGACAAGTTCTTCCTGGGCGACTTTGCGAAAGTAAAAGTTGGTCAGAGAGCCGGTCTATCTGTTCGTTTCTACGATCAGAATGAGAATGATGCGATTTACAACATGGTAACCAT